AGCTTCACACGATAATCATGTGATAACTGCTGTTGTTTATTAAGTGCTTCAGCTATTAGACGTTCTCTCGTATCTGGTGGTATGAAGCCTTCCTTTAGGAATAAGCTATCAGCTTCTGGAGATGTGAATCTATGTATATTATTAAGAATGGTATCTAGTTTAGTACCTTGTCCTATATGTCCCTCTAGGTTACGTACAGTAGCCTCTGAGAGACCGTCAATGCCCCCTATGAACTCTTCTGTATTAAATGGGTTAATGGTAGAGGCTGTATCGAAACGGCTCGCAGAGAGCGCATCAGCCCCTGCCTCGTCCAATCCTTCCATGGCTGTAACCATTCCTGCTTCATCTACATTCTCAAGCTCCATGAGTTTCTTATTAAGTCTCATTGATCGGAGAGCGGTAAACAAAGGTCTGGTTAGTGCTATACCAGCAGTAACTCCAGCAGTACCTATGTCGAATGCATCGAAGTATCCTTGTGTCTTAACCTCATCAGCACCTACTGGATCAATGAGTGTTGCCAAGAAGATAGCTGTCTTTACTTCGTTGCTATCGAAGGTTTCGTATGCTTGTTCTTGAATTTCTTTCCAAGCAATAACTTTATCTTTGGGTGACAACGAAAAGAAATTCTGTTGGAATGAATAGAAATCATCGTAATTATTAAACCAGCTTCCTTCTAAGAACTGAGATATATCATAAGTAATATCTGGCCATAATAATGCAGTATAATTAACAACCTTATCAAACACATCCTGCTTATCTAAAAGTTCTGCTAATTGTCTCTGAGCATAGAACCTAAACATTTGTTCTTTCTGCACTGCTGTATCCATATTGGTACTAGCAGCTGACTCAACGAATGCTACATCAAAAGCATTCTCAACTGTCATATCCTCATCAAGAGTACCGTGAGCTTCACTCACAGTCATTACTTCTTCCTGAAAACCATCTACATCGTTAGGATTAGAATCTATATACTTCTGCATGTATGTATTCAGTACTTCACGCATACTATTACTATATGCTGAAGCTGAATTATGTAGTACACCATCAATATTATCTTCAGTCTTAAGCTGATTATATGCACCAATGTACTGCTGTTGACGTACTATAGGTTCATATCTATTCTCCTGAGCAGATACGTACGTAGCTTCACCAGCAATAAGTTTACGTAGTGTTTCACCTAGAGGCTGTTGTTCCTCTGGTTGTTCAAGATCAGCAAATAGATCTATCTCTTGATCAGCAAAGAGTGCTTGAGTTGTCATTATGCTAGAGCTTGTGCGCCCGAGAAAATAGTACCAGCCATAGAACCATAAGCTCCCCACTGGTTGGCTCTTGATTGATGACCGGCAGCTCTACCTGCAGCTACATTACGTTGACCCATACCAACATCCTGTCCCTCAAGGAAAGATAGTTGCTCTCCCTGTTGAGAAGTAATAGATCCTTGTACCCCTGGAAGTAAAGATGTTTGTGTGCTAATTGCAGTTTCACCACCTGCTGCTTCTGCTTGTGCTAGAGCAACTGCCTTAGCTCTCTGACCTCGCTCAACAACATCTTTCTTCTCACGTACCATTTTAGCAGCTTGCACTTTAGCCTCAGCTTTCCTAGCTTTACGTGTCTCCGCCGCTGCCTTTTTAGATGCTTTACCTTGTTGGTAAGCTGAATAAGCTCCAATTACTGTTGATGCTATCATTAAAGCTTGCATTTCTATACTCCTATGTATTTCGTATATGTAATTTCTTGTTTATTAAAATCAATACGTTCTAATATTTTTTCAAATGATGCGTGTGTCTTCATGGTTATGTTTAGAACTGAAACACCTTTCTCTTTTAATTTCTTTTCAGTATATTTAATTAATTTTAAACCTAAAAGTTTACCACGATATTCTGGTGCAATATAAATAATATCACTAACAGCAAATAAATGATCTTTATGATGTAATGGTGGCATTATTACTGATATAAAATAACCTATCAGTTTTAAATCCTGTTCTCTTCTAGCGGTTACAACATGTAACATACCTAGATTATCTAATTCAATATATTTATTAAAATCAGGATTAAGTTTTATCTTATCTTTATATTGTTCTACTTCTTCCCAATGATTATGTATGTGTAATTTAATCTCATCTACCAAGTCCTCTGCTCTCTCTTCTCGATATATAATCATTACACTATAGTTACTCCTGTTGCGTGTATCGCCCAACCTAAAAGCTTACAGTCTTTATTATCTTGTGAAGCGAATCTAAATTGTACTGCTTTACCTTGACCACGTATTTTATTTTTTGTTACCATAACCTTATAACCATAATCCACGTTTACTGTTCCTGTTGTGGAAGATAATACATAAGGACGTACATATTTATAACCGTCAAATGTATCTGTAAATTTACCACTTATAGAATCATCAGCCCATTCCCAACGAGCTTGTACATCTACAGCACTTTGATTATCAAGAACGCCATCCGTAGCTGTTAATTCAGTACGTGTCATATAAATATATAAATAATTAACTTGTTTATTTCTCATAGCATCACCGCCTAACTCATAAGCGGTTTCTAAATATGAGGTATAACTATGACCAGCAACAGCATCGTCAGTGGCACTATTTATATCTATCTCAAACTGTCTCCAATCTGTAAAATAATCTCCATCCTTCATATAACTAAAACAATATTTCCACTGTTTATCCGTTGCATGAGTAGGTACTGTAGGCACTATAGATAAGAACTTAGGTGTGCTTTTCTGTTGTACCCCCCCAACCGTTAGATCATGATAGAAAAGACCCGTAGCAATAAAAGGTTTATCTCCGTTTAGGGTTCCTAGTGAATGTAAATGAAAAGCTTTTAGATTTAAATCATACATAATTGATTTAGTATATTTATAATCTATATCCTCACCAGCATCATCATTATATCCCCAAATAAGTACTTTTTCGTTCTCATCATAAATACTAAAGACTTTATTCTTTTTATTTCTAGGTATATTATTATATTTAGTTTGAATAGTATTCTGTGTTATGTTTGTAGCTTTCAGATTTAATGATATTTGATCTGCTTCCAGCACATAAATACCACCACCAGCCCAATAAAAAACAAGCCCTTCAGCAAAGATAACACTATTTGGTGAATCGCAACCAACATTAGTTACCTTCTTTACTACATAAGTATCAGCAGTAAAGCCTGAATCACCACCAGATATTTGCCATACACCATTATTAGCTAAAATAATTAATGAGTTACCTGCAGTAATAATCTTATTGACATGTCCTACTTCTGGAATATCAATAACACCACCATCAGAAGGTAGTACTTCGTTTAGGTCTTCAGCAGTAGGGTCGTTAGCTTGAAAACAATAACCAACTTGCTGATCTATGTTTTGAATAATTTGAGAGAATACTACATTACCACCAATGCGTTCAGAATTAAAACCACTATACCAAACACGTCCAGCAAAGAAAGCTACTGTGCTTGCTCTATATGTTTCAGTTATATCAGAAAGTCCAGCTACGTTAGAAGATCTATTTATATTAAATAAATCATAAGTAAAACTACCTTTAGCCGCAGTTGCATTACCTATATTGAATTTATCTAGTTGTGTAGTATTCCAGATATCTTGGCCGTTGGTGCTAGATGCTGTATCAAGATCTGTATATTTACCTAATTGCCATAAGTCAGAGTTAGATGGATATTTAGATGGAGTGTCATTAGCAGTAGCATAATCACAAGTCGCTGTTGCACCGGATCCACCACCCCCTGAAAAACTCATGGTAGGTGCGGAAGTATAACCAGTACCACCTTCTGTTACAGTAATAGAGATAACTTCTCCATTAAGTATAGTGGCTGTAGCTGCTGCATCTGCACCCGCACCACCAGTAAAAGCAATGGTTGGTTCAGTGGTATAACCAGAACCACCGTTGGTTACTGTTACTTCACTAACCGCTCCAATATCTTCTAGTGGTGACATCTTACGTGTATCTATACCACCCTCACCCTCGTTTTTCCAGCCTTGATTAAGTAGATTATATTGGTGTTCTTTTGAGAGGTATGATGGACGCTCACCTAAATCTAGGTTATCTGTTACCCCCTCAAAATCTCTAACCTGTAACTCAAACTGAACAACAGACCACGTATCTGTGGCTGTAGTATATTCAAGATAAATAGGCTCTACACAAGCACAGGTAATAAATGCACGTCCCCTACCAAAAGCAATATCAACAGGATTTGTGCCTACTGAACTAGCTAATCCAGGAGCCGCATAGTTTGTTAGATCTATGTATTCGTTACCGCTTATATTTAGATCTATTCTGTTTTCAGATATAATATGATTATCCGTACTATCAGATGGATATCTTTCCATATCGTGTACATAAAGATATGGCCCTATCTGAAGAATAGTATAATTCTTATTCCCATCACCAGCTACACCCCTCCATTCATGAGTAGTAAAAGCATAACTTTCTATTTCGGAATCATCAAAAGAAGAACCACCTATTGTAGTAACAACATCAACAGTATTGGCTGTTTTATTATTAGTTTCCCAATCTATACCTAATCTACGTTCACGGCTACCGTTACGTTTTAGTATAAAATTATCTTCATCAAAAGAAGTATCCTCTGGATATGTTAATGGGTTTGCTTCAGTAATAAGCCCCTTAACGAATGTGAAATAATTTTTATTTTGTTGTGCTTGTGGCATTAAACCTTGAATCCAGTTTCTATATAAACATTAATTGCTCGTTGAGCTATTTTATGATCGGTCCACATACCCTGTAAACTATTAGGTAGTTTAGTATTACCTTTGGTTACGATCTCAACGGAAGTGAGCTGAGGTAGACGTTTGATTTCAAACTTGGTACGCATACCTTCTTGCCATAACTTCTGTTGTTCTAGTCGTTTGGCTTTTGTATTCTGTAGAGGCTTACTATTATTTTCCCTAGATCTAACATATTTCTTTCTAGGTTTCTTTTTTTGTTTATCTGTTTCTACCGTAGTTAGGGGTTCTTGGTTTTCCATTCTCTCTCCATGATGCATGTTGCATTCTAGTTAAACCTCTTCTACTTCTCTGCTCTTCCTTAACTGATTCCATTTGTTTAATGTTGAGCATACATACTGACTTAGCCTCAGCTAAAAACATAGAGAACATGTGAGCAGGTAGATCAGGTATTGTTGTATTTGTGTGTGACCAAGATGGTTCTTTAAGAACATGTATCTTGGTTTTATTTTCTTGTAGTGTTGATTCTAATGAAGAAGCATAAGAATCGAAATAGATATATTCGTCATCAAAAGATGTCCAGTATTGAGGACCATCATCTTTACGAATATTTAGTTTGATACCGCTGGAGTCTGTGACTACTAATACATCTGAACTTGTACTATCTCTATTATCACATAATTCTATAAAGTCAATAGGTTCTTTATAAGTAATAGCTGTACTTAATTCAGGATCAGCAGTTGCTTCCTTACGGTCATATTTAATCCAATATATTTTACTAACCCCACTAGGGATTTGCATACGTGTTGGATTAGAAGAATCACCCAGTGCTGTTAGTTGATCAGCCCCCATAAGGAATGGCCAATCTCTACGATTAATAATCTCAAAGTATGTTTCTTTGATTACGGTAGCTACTTGCTGTGACTCAGGTGTGGCATCTATATCGTTGACATTATCACTATCCATAGCTGACAGGATATTCTGGGTCATGTCAAGAAGAGTCATCTGTGCCATAATTTATCCTATTAATACAAGGCGTACTAACTAAATTAATAATTAGTACGCCCTGCTTTTTAGTTACGGAATGTAACGAATTACCATACGTCCTGCGCCAGCAGTAAACGTACCTGTTGCAGCTGCCTTAAGCATACCAGCACTAGCAAGCTCAGTATCAAGAGCATTACCAGAGTTAGTACCACCATGAGTTCGTGCAGAATTGCGCTCACCAATAGCGTTGATATCAGCGGTAACAAGAGCATCAAAGAGCTTGTCTTCGCCAGAACCAATAGCTGAACCAGCAGTATCTACGAGATCAATGTCATAAGAAGTACCGCCAACAAACGCGGCAGTTACCTCAAAATAAGCATCAAGAATCATAGCACCGGAAGGAATGGTAGTATAAGATCCGTCAGTAGAGCCATCTGGAAGATCATCGTAAGCAAAGTCTACGACCATTTCCTCAACATTACCAGCAGTACTTACAACACCGCCACGCTTGTCTTCAGAGGTACGAGTACCAAACTGTACGACAAGACCATCATCATTTGTCCATGTAGTTCCCATTAGATTACCTCCTATTAAACCTGATCGGTATCAGTAAGAACACAAACGAGATTCTCTGGACGATAAAGCTGAACACCATAACGAGTAGTAGTTACGTACTCTTCACGTTGCTTATCCTTATTGTACTCGGAATCAACCTGTGGCATCTGACGGAATGCACCGACAAATGGAGTAACAGATCCTTCAGCACTGAAGAACATGTTAGCCTTACCAGCAGCAGTAGTTACACCACCAATTGTTTCGTTTGCATCAGTCAAGTAGTTAGACTCATAAACATCAAAACCATATACGTTCTTAACGAAACGCATACCGGAAGTGAGTCCATCAGCTACTACACCTTCCCAACGTGGGTTGTTAGAAACATTAACTAGATTGCTAGATGTCTCCAAAGCATAACCAACAGAAGGATCAACAATAGCTACGAGATTAGACATAGGCACGTTAGCTTTTTTCAAGCCATACTTAGCCTTTGCAAAATCAGCAGGAGCCATAATTTCATTGGAACCTGTACCAACAAAACGATGCTCTGCACCATTGATTGAGTTAACGTTAGAAGCTGTCTGAGAACCGGAGAGTGCTAGAATATCAGTCTCAAGTTTCTCTTCAATAGCTCTACGCTGTTTAGGTACAAAACTAGATACAAGCTCATTCATATAGAATGAATCCTGCTTAGCCTTGTTAGTGATGTATGTTGCGGAACTTACGTACTCACTGATACTAAACTGGAACTCACCAGTATCCATAGCATCATATACAACAGAATCACCTTCGTTATAATCACGTACGTTTGCAGTACCGATAGATGGAATAGTAAATGTATTACCATCTGGGAATTCGGACAACCAACGTACATATCCCTGAGCCTGAAGATCATCCAAAAGGACATCCTTCAACTCACTAGACCAAATCTCACTACGAATGAGATGATCCATATTACCTGTAGACCAACCTGCCATAACAGATTACCTCCTAATTAAGTATTAAAAAAAGCATCACGACCCATTGTACGTGCATCTTCCATCATTTGATTTTGAACAGATGAAGAGTTGTAAAGTGAAGGATTATTTTTCTTCAACTCTTGGTACCATGTATAAGTACCCTTCTGTGCAATAGTCTGTTGATTTACATTTGCTAATGAGTCGCTGTTCACTGAACCCGTAGTGGGTGCAGTTTCGTTAGCAGACTTTTGATTGCCAGCTACAAGATTAATAAATGCAGTAGGTGATTTAGCAGCTAGATCTTGAAGAGTATCAGGACCTAAACCAAGTTCAGAGCCTTTACTATTCATTATATCTTGAGCTTTATCACCATAAATATCTTTGAGCATTTTATCTGCTTTCAAGATATTTGATTTAGCACCCTCAAATTGTTTCTGTTGATCGTAAGTCTGTTGTGCAATTTTAGCTACTTCATCTTCACTTATAGTAGAGAGGTCATCGCTACTTCCGTTCGTGGATTTCTGCTCTGTTTTAATAGCGTCTAGTACTTCCGTTACAGTTGTCTGTTTAGTCTGTTGAGTACGAAGCTCAGCATTCTCTTCTTTCAACTTGTCGATAAAAGCATCAGCATTCTGATATCCTTGTGCTAATTCATCTACACTAGAATACTTTTTACCTTCACCTACGTAAGTATCTACAACACCATTATTATCATTATTAATTGCGTTGTTATTATTGTTAGTATCAATATTGGTCGTATCGTTACCTTTCTCAAACACAGTATCATTGGTCATGAAATTCTCCCTTCACTTTATTTATATAGTTAATAATAAGTCTTATTAACATTAATATATTATACCATACTTTTATTGAAAAGTCAATAGCTATGGCAATAAATCTATAATTTCTTTTAATGCTCTCTCGTATCCAATTTTATCAGCTTGTAAATAAGCCCATGAAGCAACATTATAATCATCTTCACTTGTTTTATTTACTTTATCAATCTTCTTACTGATAACCTTTTTAATAGGATCAGTAACAAAAGTAGAATTAAAATAAGATTCTTTCCAACTATCCTTCTCCGCTTTAGTTTTTAAATGCGAAGTAAGGATAGCTGGTACACGTTTATTTCCTTGTTCTGACATAACCGCCATAGCCTGTTCTCACTCTTTTACCTGAGCTATCTCTAAGATAACCTTTCTTTTTACTAAGTTCTTCCTGTTTACGTTTCTTCTTCATATTACCAACTGCTTTAGCAATAAGATTAGAAACAGTAAAACCTGACTTACTAGCTTTCTTAGCATAACGTTTAGCTAGATCGCTTTTACGTTGCTTCTTTAGTTTATCGGTAGACTTACCAATCAAAGCTGAAACATCAAAAGCTTTCTTTTTGTTCTGTTGTTTACGTTTTCTAATAGCCTCTACCTTAGCATCACGTTCTCTAATCTTCTTCTTGTAAGCGTCTGTTTCCCATACCTTCTTCTTGGGAGCCACCTTTTTCTTTTTAGTTTCTACTTTATCTTGTGAAAGATTACTAAGGCCTATACCTAATATAGTACCCCCTACAACAGAACCTGTTAGTATACCAGCCTTCTTAGCTCTTGAAGGTGATGCAGGTTTACCACCACCAATCTTATTAATATTTGCTTTTGGTGTTTTCTTTTTAACAGTTTTCTTTTTAACAGTTTTCTTTTTAACAGTTTTCTTTTTAACAGTTTTCTTCTTAGCTTGTTTCTTGGTATCTTCTCTATCAGCGGCTTTCTTCTTGCGAGCCTCAGAACGTTTCTTAGCTTCCTCTCTACGTTTCTTAGCTAGTGCTGATACTCTAGCCTTCTCAGCTTCACGCTTCTTAGCTCTGCTCTTAATACCTTCCTTTACACTCTGACGAGTAGGTCCTGACTTAGGTACTGCTGTTGACTGTGCTTTCTTGCCTTGACGTTTTACTTTACGTCCTGTAGGTGTGCCACCCTTGATTACGGCAGCCTTACCCATCCGACCACCACCTGTACCACCGCCTCTACCCATACCAAACTTAGGTTGAAAGCCTCCACCTGGAGTTGTTCTTGCCATTATATTGCTCCTTGTTGTTGTAATATTATCTGTTCTTCTTCCTCAGACTGATCTACATCCATCATCTGCTCTTGTTGTAGTTGCTGTTGAGCACTCTGCATAATACGTTGAGTCTCTTGCTGTTCCATGATACGCACGTTCTCTTGTACTAATCCAAACTTATCTACACCCAGTAATTCCTCAGCTAGTTGTGCCATACGTTTACCTGAGATATGTACATTAACAGCAGGATCTTGTCCTATAGAACTGTTAGCGAACTGAGTTAGATTTTGTATAAGCTGTGCTTGTTTAGCGAAATGACGAGCACCTCTTGGATATAACTTACCTCTGGCTGTAATGTCTTCTTTGGTTACAGTAAGGAAAGAAGCCACACCAAAGTCATCATCCATTACACGAATAATATCAGCACCATCTAAATGTCTCCTTGACATTTCAAACATTGCATTTATCTGTGGCTCTATAAATAGTTCCTCGAAGTGTGTGATCTTATTTTGGAATGTACGACCAGCAGCATTCTCAAGTGCTTGTACTTCATATGCTGTCTTCTCACCTGGAGTACGAATACCCATAGCTTGTTTAGGAGCACCAGCAAACTCTTCCATTTTATTCTCTAGCTCTCTAATCTGCATATCAGCAGAAAGAGCAGTAGTATCTGGTCGCATGAAATCTACGTCACCATCATCACCAGCATAAATACGTTCACCTGGACCATACTCAAAGTCTTCTACGTATCCTCTAATCTTCATAACTGGATGTGCTATAAGATCAAATACGTCAGCCTTTAGATTCTCAAGGTGGTCAATACGATACTGCATACCCACCAGATTGTCTAGTGGCCCCATAGCGAGGAGATTATCAGGTCTGGTACGCCAACCCACATGTCTGATATAACCCTCCCCTAACCACGATTTATTAGGTTCTAGGCGTACTATATAACTACGATCAATAACAGTGATGATATGATCTTCATAAAGAGTATCTGTATCCTGATCATAGATATCTCCTTGGAACTCAAGAAGCTCTACATATCCAGAGTTATAATACTGTTCAATAGAACCAAAACCATCTACTGAGAAACCCTCTGACTTAGCACGATCAGAAGGATCAAGCTGTGTATATGCCTTACGATTATTAAGTATACGATCAATAACTTCTTGACTATAACCAAGCTCAGGATTGTTTAGTACATTCTTCTTTAATTCACCTAGTGATTTAATTGATCTAATGATCTTTGGTGATTCTTCAAAGGATGCAGTGGTAGGATTAAATACAATATCGAAAGGTGAGATACGATAAAGTCTAGGACCCACATATCCCTGTATTACTTCACCCGTAATAGGATCTGATTTAGATTCATTAACGTACGTAATACCTGAATAAGAATTACCATAATCAATATAATCCAGAATTAGTTTAGATATGGTATTCCTAAAGCCAGAGTTATTGAGTTTATTCTTCATATAGAACTCAATGGCTTTACGTTTATCCATAGCTACTGAGTCCTCATCATCACCACTCCATGATAACCACTCATCATTAGGGAAGAGGGCTGCCATATAGTTAGCATGTAGGTTATCTCTGATCTGGGTTAATTTAGGAAGAGTAGTTTTATTCTTCCAAGGCAAAGAGGCATTAGTAGTCTTAGTAGTATCAGTAGCAAAGATATAATTACGTAGCTCTCTCTTCTCTGATTCCCATTCCTTGCGTAGACCTTGCCATTCAGTCCAGTTATTAGCAATAGTAACTGCTAATCTATCTCTGTCCAAGAATTGTTCTACATCAAAAGTATTGTTCATATGATTCCTTGTTTAAACTTAAACAGCTATACCGCCAAACCTAGCGTGTGTAAATACATTATCTCTGTGTTGTTTTCTATTCATCTGTCTACGTGCTGGTGGTTTAGAAACTTCTATAGCTGATGTTAGAGCATCCTTAATATCATCATGAGCTGGATGTGTCTCTATGAGTTCCTCTTCCAATAATTGAATATTACCACCCTTATAATGCCATACAGCCATATTCTCATAACGAGGTTCCAATATGGAAGCCATACGTTCTTCCTTAGTACCTTGATATCTCGTAGGTCTATGCTCATCAATACTAAAGAATACACCGTATTGTCTCATGTATTCTTTAAATTCCTGTACTATGGCTTTCTGTCCTACTGAAACCTCCGCTCTTAGTTTAGTGAAGTCCCATTTAGAATAGACGTTCAACACAGCATCAAACATTTCCTTAATAGATGTAGTCTGGAATCTGTTTATATCCAGTACGTATATATTATTATCTCCATCTACACCTATAACTACGATAGCTGTATAGTCAGCACCTTTACGTACTGAGAATGCAAAGTCAATAGCTGCGAATACATTTAATTTATTACCTTTAAAATGTACAGAACCGTCGTTAAGTGATATTAGATTACGATCATAATATTGGAATACATCATAGCTTATCCGTTGATTATCAGGATCGAAAGGATCATTATAATACTGAGCATAAAACTGAACTCTATCAACATATTTAGCTTTCTTACGTGCCAGTTGTTTTAGATCAAAACCAAAGAACTTGCCATCCTTACGTCTTTGTCTTGGCCATAGAAACTCACCCTCTATCTCTACTACCTTCTGGAATATATCATATACAGGTACAAAGTCTATGACCTCACCATCATCGTCAAACTCTTCCTCAACCATTTCAAGTAGAGTGGTATATAGATCTTTAGGATGATAACGTGTACCAACTACCCACTCCTTAGCTCCGGTGGTTTGAATAGAAGCTAGTTGTGAATACATACCAGCTACCTTATCTCTACCCTCACCAGTATAAGCATTTCCAGGTACTACCACATCATCCAGTACAGCTATATTACAATGAAAACCAGTTACGTTTGTAGTTAATCCGGCTGCTTTTATCGTTGGATCTCGGACACCTTCTCTTTTACGTACTGGATGATCAAGCGAAATTTCTCCGACAGTCCAACGCTCACGCTTTCCTTCTTCTTTCTCAACCATGTTAGGCCAGTATCTACGATAGGTTTTAGATGTGAGTATATTTTTAATAGCATATAATTGTTTCTCGGCTAGATCTGCTGTTGCAGATATGTACAGTACAGTTAATGACGGATCTCTCGTTATTTCCCAAGCAACTCTAGTAGCGATACAATGAGATTTCTGATGATCTCTAGGTAACAAAACTAATTGGTTATCACTTGCATTCTCAGCTTGCCACCAACGAAATAGTTCCTCATGCATTTTACCATACATGCGTTGAGGATTAACGAGCTTAGCGAAAGTAAGTAGGTCAGCTTCCGCTAGATCTTTTATGTCTTCTTTAGTGAGCTGTTGCTTACGCTCAGTGAGCTGTTGCTTGATCACTTAAGAAATCCTGTATTCTACTAAAGTCCTCATCTACTTCAGATTGGATCTTGGCATCAATCTTCATTTGTCTCTCTACCTCTGCTTTCTTAGGTCTACCACGTTTACCTTTCCATGAACCTTCAGCTAACCAACGAGCTGCAGATAATCCTTTAACGCCTTGAGTTGATATCTTAGCCATCTCATGAATAGCTTGTGATCTCATCTTAACTTCCAGTTCATCACGTAGCTGTTTAATGTATGGTCCTACTTTCTTGGAAGCACATATACGTTGCCAGTGATCCCAAGAATCTACTATAGCCATAGCTACTGAATATTCAGTTGGATCGTTAGCCTCTAAATAAATCTTCCTTATTGATATGAGTTTACCATATTCAGGATGTTCTTTATCTTCCGACTCAAAAGTATATAGAGGTGGATAAGAATCATTTGTTCTGGTCTCCAAGAATAGGGCGGCTGTCATAAAGGAACCCTTATAGTCCCTATACTTATTACCCTTGAAGTGCTCTCCCTTCTTATATTTATGTAGGTTCATTTCTATGCGTAGAATGCCGCAGTAATCTTAGTTGCTGCTGGAGCAATCACATCGAATGTATCTCCTGCTTCACACTTACGGATACTAGGATTCAATTCCTGATCTCCGGTTGTCCAGGTTGCAGAAGATGGAACAGTTGCAGCAGTGCCATCATAGCAAACATAGAAGTCACCATTAGCAGAGAACACTACAAACTCTGCGTTTGATGGTGCTGTCAATTGCTGATTGGTTGTTGCTGCAATAGATATCTCGTAGAAAGTATCTGATGGTACAATTGCCAACGTATCTTCAATTACATCTAGTGTTTTCATTTTTCATTTCTCCTTATAAGTCGTTACCGTTAGCACCGCCATGTATTAGTAGTGATAGCATTAGTTATTCTCCAGTTGTTCAATTCGTGTGATAGCTTCCTGTAGTGCGCCCACAAGAAGAGGTACTATTTTAGACTGATCGATACCTTGATATTCAGGCTCCCCATCATCTCCTACTCCATCCTTTTCTCCGTTGATCGACTCTGGAACAACATTCTGCACTTCATGTGCAATGAATCCATCTATGGTTCTATTGGGATAGTGAATAAAATTAAACCTAACAGGTTTGAGCGATTTCAACCTGCCAACCGCATCTACCATCGGCTCTACGTTTTCCTTTAAGCGATAATCAGAAGCCGTGTCGTAAGACACAGACCCGCCAGAAGTTCTGATCCTTCCGTTATATATAGTTGCCGTATAAAACAATACGGCATCTCTGTTACTGCTTGAATTGCACTGTACCTCAATGCCTACGCCATTCGCTGAAGCACCTGTCCCTCTGGAAAGGGTTTTGATTCTAGCATCTGAAAAATAATCCTGAGTATCGTTTATGATCAGCCTTCCATCGTGATCTCCCGAGGACAGATTGATCGTGTCTGCTAATCTGTCATTAGATAATGTTCCAGAACCGATATTGCTTGCATTTGTAGCGTCTGTTGTAGCAGAGGAGGCCAACCCATGACTTGCAATATCCGTAACTGCCCCTGATAGCTTGCTGGTTGCAATTGCAGCAGAACCATCTATATCTGCATTGGCAATCGTACCATCAACTACAGAAGCACCTGTTACATTCTTACTTGAGTTTCCGTTGTTGTACATAAATTCTCCAAATCTATACTGTTAAATCTACATGATAATGAACATCAACCCACAAAGTATATCCAGCTCCGACAGCAAAATCCGCTGTATAGTCTGATGTGCTATCACCTATTCGCCACTTTGTTTGCGTGACATAACATAGCTTTTGGACTCCTGTTGAATTATTCAGCAATAATCTAGGGCCGCCATAAGCTGTTGGCATATTAGAAATCCATACGCTTGTGCCAGCAGTGATAACATCAAAATTCACATAACCGACAACATGAGCAATCTTATCGTTGACGGAAACATTTAACTTAATACTTACATTGTCTAATGCGCCACCACCTCCATCATCTGCCACAATAGAGGTGTCTGTAATCTCATATTCATCAATCCCATCACACCATCTAGGCCACATTACAACATCTCTTAAATACACATAAGTACCATCTGCAACAGTAATGTTGTTGTCTCTGATAACCGACTCACCGGAAATACCGGTGTTACCAGCATCACCTAATATGAAACTCACATCATCATTCACACCTGAATTAGAAAGAATAGCTGTATTGTTACGAATATACAGACTGTCATAATCCGTGCCTTGGTCATTCTGGAGATAGATAAATGTTGTGCTAACACGGCAAGAATTATTGCTTACATCGATAATGCCCTCAGCAGATAGATTTTCCGAGTTAGCTACATCATCCCACACTTCAAGAAAATAATTAGGAGTGGTGAATTCTGTTTGAGCCGCCCTTGGTTGTGAAGGGTGAGAAGTATTCCCACTAATGAAAATGTCTTTACCATATTGGAGACTAACACATCGATAGATTTCCCCATAAAACCTGTTATTTTGGACAACGCAATTTGAGCCACGAATTAGTATACCTGTCCGAACAAGGGTCATAGTGTTGTTGGTGAATGTTATAAATTCAGCACCACCATGAGTCCCCGCTCCTCGACAGTCTCCAGCATCGTATAAGGTTTTATCCCCACGAATTAAGCAACCATCTACCAAGCCATATCTGCAAGGAATATTACCTGTGTAATCTGGCCCTGTTCTGCATCCAACAAAAGAACAATTCCTGAAATTAACATAAGTTGATCGACCAATGCTGGCCCCATAGCCCCATCCCGAATCATTGATATGCTCTGCTACACAGTTTTCATAGACAACATTGATGCTAAGATCAGTGCCAAATGCACTAATGGTGGAGTTTTTAACTGAACAGTTTGCAATGTAAGAATCCACTAAATAACTACCGCCAACTCCCGCAGAACAAGCAGAATCAGCCGCATATTCAACGCGCATATCGCTAATTGTCAAAACAGCCGGATTGTAGAACTTGGCCGTTACGGTTTCAGCGGGAATTGTGTAGTCATCCACAATCGTGCTATCAACAGTTATTGTAGTGCCGTCAATTGCCAATACTCTATGTGTCTCTCCTTTGTAGGTGGTTCCACGATTGTCGTAGTACCAGAGAGTGTCCGATTTCAGCTCAACAATTTGACCAACTACAATGCCTGTGGCATCTGCTACTGTAATCGTTACGTCTTGACTAGACATTGTTGCCGAAACAGTAGTTGACGCTGTTGGTGTGTCTGATTGACCTTGTAAGTCAAACGCTTGAACAGCAGAAGAAGGCGCAATAGTGAATCGAGTTCCACTTGTAGAACCAATAGAGATGTCTGAGCCTTCCCACTCTAATGTAGATGAAATAACATAAGTCTTTCCACCTTCAAAACTTAAACCTGCGTTGTTTGTTTTACAGTAATCAATAGCAGCCTGAATAGCTACTGTGTCATCAGTAACTCCATCACCTACTGCGCCATAGTCTTTGACATTGACAGGTGCGCCATCGATCATCCTGTTTGCTGCTTTAGTTAATGCCATAATTTATCCTTCTAAGTTAGTTACTTTAGATTCAAGCGTTTCTATACGAACCATAGCCTCTTGTAGTGCTTTAACAGCCTTGAGGTATAAGATAGAATATTTGACAGACTTTATCTGTTCACCACTTGGATCGTCTTCATTGACAGGTTTAGTATCAACTAAGCCACCCATTCCATTAGCTTCTAGCTCTTGTGCAATCACACCTAAATGCACAGGCGCTTCATCACCTAATTGAGTCACCAAGTTTCGCATCCTGTATTTCTTTAGGTGTAGCTTCTTAATGTCATCCCACTGTGAATCAGCATCTACAATATCTTGTTTTAATGTTTCATCTGATAAAGCACCATAGTTATTAGTAGCCGATTCAAAATCACCATTGGCTTCAATTTGTGCTACTAATGTTTCCGCACCACCCACATCACTGTATACCTCAACAACCCCTTTTGTGACTGTTGCTGTAGCACGATAAAATTCTGAACCACCTGTCTGGTTATGTGTTCTTGCGATTCTAGTTGTAGCACCTTGTATAACACCACCAGTGCCATTAGGGTCAATAATAATATCTTGGTTCGTTCCAGAAGATGATATTGTATTACCATCTATTATAATATTATTAAACTGTAAGGCTGTGTTTAAGAATCTTCCATAATGTTCGTTCAATACATCACTACCCACTGTGCCATTTACAGCGCTGCCTATCATATGTAACGAGCCTTCTTTACTAGCATCAACATCTGACCATTCACCACCGTGAACTTTGACCGCAGTATTATATGCTGAGGCTGTGTCTGCTACATATAACCCTATAGTATTTGCACTCTCTCCATTGCAATTAAATAATACAAGTCCTGACCCTGTGTATCCGAAAAGCCAACCAATATCTGCACTTTGTGATTGACAAGACAAGAATGTATTAGTTGTAAGTGCTGTAGCAGCATCTTCACTTGTACTGAATAATGCCCAGTTTACACCTACGTTAGTGCCAGCTAAAGGTTTGGTTGTACAATTAATGAAATTATTGTAGTATGTAGAACGGAGACCATCGTGAATATTCCAACCTGTTGTTCCAGCATTAGAACTTCCTACATACACATACACGTTTCTAAAAATGCCTCGTCTTACACCGTGCATATAGATACCAGAAGCACCTGATGTAAGTGTAACCGAATCTCCTGCTGCTTCTGTAACATCCATATGAGTTACTGTCAGAGTAGAAGATGTTGCTGCTGATATACAATAGGTAAAATCAGCAGTTGTACTCCCTTCTACAGCAACAATATCTCCGACACTAAATCCCGATAAGCCACTAGCTGAATCATTAATGGTATTGGTTGCGGAATCAAAACTAATTGAAGATGCTGTAATAGTGTTGTTGATACTTAGATTGCTCATATCAATTAAAACATCTTCAATGCCCATACTATCGGCTTCTACTATTCTAATCGCCTCAGAAATAGCGTTTGTTGGTTTTATTATAGAGCCACCCGCATAGCTTGATCCAGCACCTTTAAGTCGTTTATTAGCTTGTAAGTTTATTGCTGTTGATATTAGATACTCACCTGTCGGAATATACACTACTCCGCTGGTTAAACTATCTAATGCAGCCTGAATAGCAGTAGTATCATCAGTAGTGCCATCACCCACAGCACCAAAGTCTTTAACTGATACTGACTCTTGCAGCTTGTTCTCTACTGTTCTACTAGATGCACCAACACCACCCTGGTTATAAGTAATACCAGAAGCGTCTGTAGCTGTACCAAGATAAGCATTGTATCGTACTTGAATATCTGAATTATCAGGTGGTGCTACACTGAATGTAACAACTGCACCTG